TTACTTATCCGCTAGTAGCTCTATTGCTTTTTTGTTTATGCGGATAACTTTGCCTGAAGCCGTTCTGATTAGAGTGCGGCGATCGAGCATAGACATGTTTGCGCTTTTAGCAGTTCGTCTTTTTCTCGGTGCTTGTTTTGCTTCATCTAATAGCTGGCGAGTTGCTACGTTCATATCATTCTCCTGCGTCTAGCCATTACAAACATAATAACAAATATTTTTGATGAAAGAATCCAGTTTGAGACCTAATAACAAAGCATTGATTTTAAGTACTGCAATTTCTGATACTAAAGGTCAATTTTGCACTCAAAATCGTGAGGCTTGCACTTATCAATGATCCCATTAGTTGATAGGTTACTTGTTGCTCAGCAAATTGGTTGCTGTGCAATAACATAAACAATGGGACTTTATATGGCCAATAATCTATTTATCTCATACGACCTAAACTCACCTGGTCAAGACTATGACGAAGTGATCGATGAAATTAAAAGTTTAGGTAATTGGGCAAAAGTACAAAAATCATTATGGTATGTAAACTCAGCCTTAACAGCTAGTCAGGCTCGTGAACGCGTTTGGGCAAAAATGGACAGAAACGACTCACTTATCGTTGTTGATGCATCAAACAATAATGCGAGCTGGAATGGACTATCTGATGAAGTTGGGAGTTTCATTAAGGACAAATGGTTTAAATAGAAAAATGAAAGCCCTTCTTATCTTGTAAGGGCTTCCAATTTAAAGGTTGAGCGGGAAAGTTACAAAACCATACCCCTCCTCTTTAGGACGACTTTCCATGCTATTGGCTAACTGTATTAATTCTAGATATTCTGCCTTTAGCTTTTTGTACTCTTCACGCTGCTTCGGCGTACAATCCGGAATGTCTATACGAAGTGCGCCATATTTACACACCCAACGTCTACGCAGTTTAGGGAGCATTTCTCTCCCTCGGATTACTGCTTCTTCCATGTCACCAATTACAAACGAGGCGGTATCTTTACCGTGGCTTTTTATCATAGTGTTTATCTAACTATTGCACTGACTCAAGTTTTCTCATTGTACGCTCCCTTTAATCCATATAAACAATATGGGATATGATTTTAGAACCAAAGTTCAAACCTGAGAAAACCATATGCACTTTCAGCAACTAAAAAACCGGAAGTGATACCAAAAACCAAAACATCGATGTTGTGGCCAGAGAAATTTGATACCAAAACAGCTTAGCCAGGAACACCGGCAGCGACATTTCTGATACCAGCGACTATTTACGAAGACCTTACATTCCCTCTCTCGATTCTTTCGCGAGAACTCTATGTCATATCCCTAAACCACAAAATTGGAAATTACCCATGAGCCGTCGAGCCGAATTTGAAAAAGAGTTTAAACACTTTGCCCCTTATCATCACCGCCACAAAGTGTGGGATGACCTAATAACCTGCTTTGCCATTTCTCTGCATAACGCTGTAGTCAAAGACGAAGAGTTAGAAAAGAAATACCTGAACATCATCGGTAATTACCAGCGGCCAGAACAATTGGAAATGCCAAAACTGGTGGCTCTATTGGTCGGTGCTTTTGAAGAATCAGGGTTTCGTGATTTGCTTGGTGAGATTTATATGGAAATGGGAATTGGAGCGAAAAATCTAGGTCAGTTCTTTACCCCATACGAGGTGTCGAAACTCATGGCAAAAATGATCATGGATAGAAGCATAATTGAAACGCAAAAATACATCACGTTTCACGAGCCAGCATGTGGCTCTGGGGGAATGGTAGTGGCGAAAGCCGATGTGATGCATGAGGAAGGCTATAACCCTCAAAAACAACTACTAGCCTACTGTGTTGACGTAGACCAAACCGCTGCAATGATGTGTTACATTCAGTTAGCCTTGTGGGGAATACCTGCGGTAGTGACTATCGGCAACACGCTAACAATGCAGTTCTCGCGCACTATGCTTACGCCAATGTATCACTTAGGTGGATGGGCTTTTAAAGAATTGAACGGCAGCCAGCTTGCGGTACCAGCTACCGGAATAGTGAGCCACGCTAAAACCATCGTTAAGCATGGCTCACAAATCGAAACTGAAGACGCAAGAAACGCACTACTCGATCAACTTAACCAAGGTGCAAGTCACAACGTACACAGCATTATAGATAAGGTTTCTCGCATTACAGTAAATGATGATGTTTATGATTTGCTAAGAGCATAATCACCATCCTTTTAGTCTAGGGGCGCCTCCTTTTATTCGTATAATTCCAGCATTATCAGACCCAATTAAAAAGCTAGCCTTAAAAACGACTTCACCACGCTCTGAAGCTCTCTTTAGGCAATCACGAGTGTTTTTCTCTATTAACGAATGATCCATATCAGGGTAGTTTTTGGACCAAGTGGTTTCAACATGCACAGACTTAACCCACCCATCTTTATCTAGGGATGCATAGAAACTATCTCGCTGATCTTTTTCTGCATCTTCTAGATCAAGTGCAAGCATTACGACAGACATAAATACCTCTTCTCTTTTTTGTTTATCGAACAATTACGATAACTCATTACTACCACTTGTGCGTTACGAAAAACCGTGACTAGGAGACTCAAAAAACAACCTACTGACAAAACTCTAACTTAAATAATTGGAAATAGCCCATTAAGCTAAACTCGCTAACGAAAAACAATTAACTTATTGATATTGGGAAAAATATGAAAAAACTTTTATTCACCATCCTTATGCCATTCTTTGTTAATGCATCGACAATTGAATCAGATGGAAATGAGATAATATCATTGCGATATTCAGATACTACATTGGCAGGGGAAGACCAAGCATTATTTGGTGTTGAATTCTCTCACATTAGAGGTGCTGACAATGTTGGCTTTACTCTTTCTGCCGATGCGCAAAATTTTGATAAAGATGGTAATTTTGTAGAAAACGTTGGCAAAGAATCAGAATTATTTCAACATTATAATATTATGGGCGGTTTAACTTACGGTGTTACAGATGAATTCTATGTGATGCCAAAAATTGGTTTTACCTATAGCAGGTATAAAAATAAATTTGCTAATAATCAATGTTCCGCTTTATTTGGTTGTCAGGATTTCATTGATACAGAAAGAAAAGATAAATACGGCTTTTCATACGGAATTGATTTTATGGTGATAAGCAATTCTTTTGCTTATGGAATCGGAATCACAGACGTTGATTATTTTGACAATCGAGACGTTAGATTAAATGTAAACCTTGGTTATAAATTTTAAGTGATGAAAAACGCCGCTAAAAATGCGGCGTTTTTTTTTTATTTATGACAACGTAATTTCAAAGTCATAATCGTTACCAACTCCATTCCAGATTTGGTCCCAAAAAGTTCTAACATCACCGACTACAACAGGATCTAAAAGCAATCCTGTATATCTATAATATCCATCTTCATCAGTTTCTGGATTAACAAACCAGCTATCTTCGCTGTAAGTTAAATTTAGAGTAAGACCTCCCATTTTTATAACAAAATTAGTGTATGTAGCTTTATCTGCTGAGAACCCAATATCCATAATATGCGCTCCAGATGCGCCCTCAATCAAACCATCCCTAGCGATGATATCTAGGATCTTTCCGCCTAATGGTCTAACTGCGTATTCTGGATTTGTTAAAGTACCAAATAAATCGATTTGATAACCTCTTTGTGTTGGCTTGGAGGTTCCTTTATCAGCAACAGTCAAAACAGAAATAACTTGATTAACTGTAAGAGTTGCATCACTTGAAACATCAGTACCTTTTGAGTTTGTTGCCTCAGCTCTGATTGTATGAGTTCCCAAGCTTGGATCAACAAATGTATAAGTTGTTGAGTTGCTGCTAGGTTGCGCGACATTATCCAAGAACCAAACAATTGTTCCCGTTTCTCCACCCCATTCAACAGCGATTGAAGCTGTGTAATCTTCAGCTTCTGTAATTGTTTCGCTCGATGGGTTTGTTGTAATCACAGGAGTAACAACAGCAGATTCAACAATAACCGTAGCCGTATCTGTTTGTGTGTATCCACCAAAACCAGTAACACGACAATAAAAACCAAACGATCCGGTAGAAGCTGGATTGAATGTATAACTAGTTCCAGTTGCGCCAGAAATTGCCGATCCGTCTGACTTGTACCATTGATAACTCATTGTGGAACCTAGTCCATCAGCGACAACAGAGAGAGTTTTGGACTCTGCGTCTGTAATAGTGCCACCAATGGGTTGGGTCGTTATCGTAGGTTTTCTGGCCACAACCTCCCCTTCAAATCTAAGCGTTTCAATCAACTCACCCTCAAACCGAAGAGTTAAAATTTCTTCACCTTCAAGAAATAAAGCCATAAATCACCTCAACTAACAAATAAATTCAACTCACCACTTGTTTTTTGGTAGCGAAAACCACCAAATCCGCCCCCCGACGTTGCCGAATTCACTGCAACGGGAATTTGTTTGGCGTCGAACGTTTCGCTAGTGATTTTCGATGCAGGCAATTCAGGCACATCGCCAGCCTCTAATTTTCCGAGCAGCTCTGACAGATAGCCGCGCTTTGTACCATCACTAGTTTCGATTACTAACAAGTTACCTCGTTCTATCTGTTCTGCTGTCGCCGGGGTTAAATTGGGGATCGTTGTATAACCGGAAACTTCACCTGCTGCGCGCAGCTTGAAATATTGACGGTGTGTAATGACCTCTTTATGAAGTTCATAAATCGTTCTTTTAAGAAGAGCGATTTCTTCCTCAAGCTGCTGAGTTGTTTTATTTACCATTTTGAACCTGCATTAATCTGTTGGTGATCCTTGTTGCATCATGAGTGATGTGGATTTTAGCTCGCTCTCCAACTCGCGTTGACATGAGCTCTATTAGTTCGTCATAGATGTGACTCGTCTTGTATCTAATATAAGGCCCGAATTCGTCCTCATCTTCGCCGTAGGTCAGTTTGCTGGAAAGGGCCTCAAATGTCGTACCGTCTTCAAACTCCCAAATAGCTCCCAGTGTAAAATCGCCATACCATGCCGACGTCCTTGACTCAGAACGTAGATATTCACCATATGCTAATGTGCGAGCGTACATATCCGTGACGACGCTTCCATCGGGAAAATTTCCGCTTACAAGTTCACCAACTCCCACGGAACTTCGCAGTCCATACGTTATATCGCTTGAGCTCTCTACGTGTTCGCCGATTACAATTTCGATAGTTCCTGACATCGGGGCGGTTGGGAATGCGGAGATGTAGCACTCCTGACCAATTCTCGATTGCATCGCGCCAAATAGCGCACTATCAATAATGCCAGAATCTTGAGTTGTTTGGATGTATAGTGACGGAGTTGTCAATATCCCCGGGTAGTTTATAACAGTTTCGTCGGCGAATCGAAATGTTAGCGTTATGTAAGACCAGTCATTCCACAATCCATTCCCTGCGCCGAGAACGAGGGTTGATAAGGGTTGGAAACCGTTCCTTACGCGTAATGCATGCAGAGTTCGGTCGTTGCCGACATGCTGCCAATTGAGAGAACCGATCGATTCATCGCCAGCAGAAATTGATTGATATCCCAACGTAGTACCGCTGCTAGACTGTCCTATAATAATTTGGATTGTCGAAGAAAACACTTGGATGTCAGACTGCGAACCCGAGACAGTCGTGTCCTCAGATGATGTTGCAGTTAGAGTGGCACTGCCGGGTTCAATCGGGTAGCAATATCCGGTACCGTCTACAGTGAGCGTGTCGTTATCGGATGAGCTCCAGGTTACAACGTCAGGACTTTCTGTAGACGTTACTGTTGAGCCGTCTGTGTACGTCACTGTGGCGATTGCAGCTTCGGGGAGCTCAATGTTTTCTGAAACGGAAATCTCAACCGAATCAATCTCTACAGATGTGAACTCGGCAATCTGAGCGAAACTTTCATTCCCGGGAGGAGCTGCATAGATTTGCGCACTCCCCATGGAAACAGCGGTGGCCAATCCGCTTGATGATATTGTCACGATGCTTGAGTCCGAAGTCCACCATTGAGCTTCAGTGCTAATACTACCATCTGTATATTCGATTTCAGCGTTGAATTGGACGGAGTTGCCAGCCAACGCCCTTCCTTCCGTTGGGTTTAGCGTGATTTTGTCTGGATATACAAATATCAACTCAACATAAATTCCACCAGGTTGGCAAAGAACTTCGAGTGTTTTCTTTAATTGCATTACAGCAAAATCTGAAACAGGTACGCGAACTAGTATTCCAGCTAGTTCCGATGTCGCAATTTGCATGTCATCACTAGTAGCTAAATTTGACAAAGATGATTCAACGCTCATGATTTTAATTATGAGATGACCCGGATTTTTTATTTCATGAGAGATTAACGTTGAATCGCCCATGATTTGTTTTACTAACAAAATGTAAGCATCAAAGACCCCTGCACTACTCATTGCATTTAAAATCGCTTCATAATTTTCTGCAAAAAAATCACGGCTCAAATTCGACAACTGGGGAAATGCGCCAGAATCATAGAGCGCATACCCAAACGCTTGAGATGAGGTAGCTTCTTTGCTCATTTTTACCAAGTCATCTATGTAATTTTCGCGCTTGGTCGCTTTTATAATTTCGAAGAAATAGTTGCAAGCGTCATCATCTCTAAATAATTGAGCCATCATGCATCCTCTTGTATTGTGATGTCATCGGCAGCCAGTTCGCCAACAAATTTCACGTCATATGTAGATTGAAACGGTTCCGTTAGCCACGTTTCACCATCATCCAGGGAATATGATGTAATGATATCGGCGGCATACTCGCAATCAGTATTGATCTCTAAATAACGCTCAGGCTCTAAGTCACGCCCGACCCAGTAGCGCTCGGAAAAGTTCGCATTAAACTTTGCTGCAATCTCATCCAACGTTTCAGTGATTGCAGATGTAGTTCTGGATTGAATGAGCGTTGTTTTGAATTTTATTGGGGTTTCTTTAGCAAGCGTCCAGCGATATGTTTCTGGGATGCTATCCTCAATGACGATAATTTGTTCAATATCGCCTACAGTTACCACACCAGCTACCACTCGTGTTTTTTCCAACCAACTGCCGATCTGATACTCGAGTTCTGGACCATCAACAAGATCAGGGTTCGTGGAATAATCAAGCGCAATATGTAGCTTTCCACGATCTTCTTCTAACATTGGTTTTATGTTGGCGCGAATACCAAAATCATCCCAAAAGCCTTTAACCATAGCATTAGGAACAGTTGTTGGGTTGGCTATTTTCAAATTCACTCTTTCGATGTAATCCGTTAAGCGAAGAAACGTTTCAGCAAAAACAGAATCGGCATACATGTCAATCTGAGCTGCTGAGTAGAACACTTTATATTCATCACTCGCAACAAACGCGTTAAACGCTAGATTTGTAAATTTAGGATCTGAGCTTTTAAAGTTTTCATAGTATCGATTTATGTGAGCTTCGAAGCTCTCTGGGGTCGCCCCTGTATCTGAATCCCATTTCATTAGTATGAACCTGTAACTCGTTGTGTTTCTACAATACCTGCTAACGTATAGCTCATGTGCAATGTAAAGCCCTCCACTTTTACCGCGCTATTCAGAATAATAATTGAGCGCTTGACGGACTCATTTATAATCCAAGTGCTGAATGCGTCTGCGCTGAAATTCACTTCGGGCATGTACCAATAATCAAAATCGAAACCAATGTCAGGCGCGTAATACAAACTTCCTTGGTTTGTTTGAAAGTTATTTTCGAAACGAGCGACATTTCGAGCCTTTCCCAAGTATCCAGTGAGTGATGCCATGGTTACCTCAATTTCAATTCTTCAAGCTCTGACTTAAGGGTTTCTAATTGGCTTTTTGCGCCAGCATCAAGAGTTTGAGTGGTGCCTATCGCTGGAGAGCCTGAACCACCAGTAACGGACACAACGACACTTTGACCAGCGATAGATATTGCCTGTTCAGCAATGCCAATTGCTTTGTCGATGATTGTTTGAGCGTCGAGTTGAGTGTTTGTGATGTAGATTGAGAATTCTTCGCCCATGATGAGAAAGCCTTCGCTGTCTGCTTCCCCTGCGGATATGTTTATAACGTCGTTGGGTTGAAATAATTCTCCATCTACGCTTACGTCTAACGCCCCATTGGCTATTTTTGCTTTAAGTAATTTCATAGTTTTGCCAAATAAAGTGAACTAATTTTGGTATCAGAATTGCGGTACCAGGATTACTCGAGTACACCAATTTGGTATCAAACTGGCGTTGCTGCAGTAACCGGCTTACGTGGTTTTGGTATCACTTCTTGTTTTTTGACCTCAAATGAGGCTACGCAAAAGAGAGTGCACCTTTGAAAGTTTTAGTGGCAAGGTCGTAGTCACCGTCGATAGCGACGATACGTTTACCATTGTATGGATAGTTAAGTTGTGGAATGTGATTACAGACAAAACGATAGACGTCGGTATTAATGGTTCGATTTGCCCGTTCAAGTATTTTCTCGGTTTTCACAAAATCGCCTGCGTTTACATCGAGCGTATAACCAAGCTCTTCAAGAAAATCAGTAGCGCATGAAATTGCCCGGGTGCGTGGGTGCGTTTCTTCTAAGAACGTTGCGCCTTCAATCATTTGCTTCGGCACTTCACTGTATTTTCTGAATGTGTAGCCAAGCGATGTGGGAACAATCTCAGGGAGCGACGATGCATAGAAGTGGTTACGTTCCCAGTATTCTAATGACAGCAAATAATCGCTATCCAGCGTAGCTCTAACTCTCATTACGTATCCCTAGCAGAGCATAACCATCACTGCGTTTTCGGGTGGCATAAGAGCCGTCTGGTTTAACGTAGAAATCACCATTTTCATAAACAGGTAAAAACAGCCCTTTGAACACAAAAGCTATTTTCATCTCGTCATAATCAGGAACCTCATTGCTATCAACGACCGTTACTGTTAGAACCTCACCGTCAACAGCTAGCTCATCGACAATTTGAGGTAGATTTCGCTCAACAAAAGTCGTAATCGTCCCAGCTTCGTACCAAGAAAAATCATCAACAGTCAACGCCATTAAATCGAGTACATTACTCATGTTACGACCTCCACTGTTTTCGGAATATTAGTGACGGCTTTGGAGGATGAACGATTGCCGATAATAGATGAGTCACCTTTTTGCATCTCAAAAACTAACACCTTCTCTGTGGTATCTGCTTTTGTTGCAATGTTCATGTTTAGCAACCGACCACCAATGATCACCATTTCAGGACTAAAAAATGAAATGCGCGGTAATGCATCCTGTTTTTGGAATAACCAACTCGCAAGACCGATCATAGCGTTAATGAAATCATTACTTCCGCTACGTAGGGTGATCGTTGATGTGTTGATGTTTCCCTTTAGTATTGGGACGTCACCAGCCATATCGATACCTTTCACCACGGCCTGTTTATATCCTTCGGGGATCATTCCAATCAAATCACCAATTATTGGAATAGGGATTGGTGTTGTCGCTCTCAAATCTTCGGATTTTTCTTTCAAAGACTTGATTATCGCATCATCTTCAGGAGTGTAATCAGCTTTGGCATTAAGCTCATGTAGCTGCTTTTGCTCAGATTCGGATAGGGTGTCATCAAGATAGATAAGGAACAACGGAGGTGCTTTCTGTGTGATCATTTGTGGGCTCCTACGTCATTTCGATTCTGGTTGTGCCTTGCGTGTTCCTCCGCTTCCTGAACCGGAGTCTTTTTATTTTTGTCATTCGGAAACATATAATCATATCCACCAGTAATTGGCTGCGTGACGAACTTAGGACGCCAATCTGTAGGTATTTCCATCCCAAAGACAACAAGAGGTTTATCTTTAGGTTCTTCAATTACTATTGATTCGTTTGTTTGCCCCAAAACCTTTGACGCAGGGCTACTCACACCAGAACCACTAGGGCCTGCAAATAAATTTTTTAAATACTCCTCTACTTCTGCGCTAAATTTTAATTGAGCAACGGTCATCTCCTTTTCAACAACAAACCGATCAACTTTCATATCAAACACTGATTCTTGAGCGTCTTTTTCATCACGCTTTGCGTCAGTCATTCGATTGATGTTTGTTGCTTCGTCTGCATCAAGACCATTTTTCAGTTCTCGCTGACGGTCTATCGCGTCCTCATGCATGACCTTTTTGATGTTGGGGTCAGCAGCATCAAACGAACGCCTTAGCCCCGCTAAATCCAAGCCACCACCCATCATGGAGTTAAGCACTTTTTCAGTAGTTAGCTCTCCACCGTCTTCTAAAATTTTACGGATTGGCTCCATGAACTTTGATGCGCGTAGGGCATCGCCACCCATTACATCATCGTTCAATCTCGCAGCTTGCTCTGGGTCCATTAATGAAAGGGTTCCCATGAAATCAAGAAAAGCCTTTTCAATTCCGTGTTCATCCGAAGCCTCTTTGTAATCCGCCATTTCGGGACGATTTAAAGACCCGACAAACGTTTCAAAGATTCCGCGAATATCATCTTGTTCAATGCCTTGAGCCTGCCCCGCTAAGGTAAACCCTGCATAAGTAGCTCTATCTATACCAAGTCCTTTTGCTGAACTGGTAATGTCTTGAATAGCATTGATACGGTCGCGCAAGTCCATCTCAACGGCCTCTGCTCCCTCAGTTACTTTATCGAAGGTGTCTTTAACTAGCGCAGCAGCAGCAAGGGCAAGAGTCGCAGCAGCAACCTTGAATTTAAAACTAAAAGCGCTAACGCCACTTTCTGCCCCTTCCTCCATGCCATTTTCAACGCCGTTCTTAATATCTTCTTCCATTTGCTTAGCGGTGTTTTTCATGACGCGCTCTTGCTTCTTTGCCTCCTCGCGCATTTTATTTTCGTCAATTTTTGGTTTAAGGATCATCTCTGCGCTAGTGGTCATTGTTCTGATTCTCCTCTAGCTGTTTAACAAGCTTATGAGCGTCGCTTAGAACAAAGGTGATCAGCTCATCAATTCCCATTGCGGGCGATTGCCTCAGAATCTGGCTAGCAAAGCTATTACCCTCGATTGAGTACTGCGCCAGTTCTTCCAGTTCACCCTCAGTTAAAAAAAACCGCCCGACACCTCCGAGCATGCCATTAATGAAGCGAGACACATTTCAGAAAGCGTTACAACGTCATAGTTACTTATCGTTGAGCTATCGACTGACATTCCGTGTTTATTCGAATGAACGCCAACTAAGGCGCTCATGTTCGAACCGTCCACACAGCCAAGAGAGATCAACTCAATAAGAATCATCTTGCGCGACTCGGGCTCTTGAGATTTGAAAAACTCAATACACTGCTCCCGCGATTCGAATTTAAGATCTCGAATCGTTTTTGTACTCGGCAGGTAATACAGAGTCGATAGATACGCACTAAAGCAATTCCAGCCACGTAAACCGCGCAATTTAATTTCTGTTTCCATTTACGCCACCGACTTGAATTCGTCTTTAAAGTTTTTAGGTGCAACTTGAATGACTAGAGTAACGTCTAGTGTTGACTCAGATTCATTAGCTGTACCGTTTCTCGGGTCATTTTTTAAAATGGCCTTTTTCGCTACAATCGTGCGTCCATTTTTCTTGTTGTAAGAAGTGAATTGGAAACGCTCTTCACCTTCAAACACGGAAGTGTACATTTCCAAATGTTGCTGAGACACGTTTCTAAGTTTTACGTTTAACTCAATAGGCTGAGTCAAGCCCGTACCAATAACTTCACCGTCCCCATACCCATTTGGATCACAAAACATTTGAATAACCTTCTGGTTATTTCGCCCCAACTCAAGCACAGAAATGTAGCTGTATTCCACACCGTCATAGAGCACAGTAGTTTCCATTTCACCGATTCGAAAATTGCTGCCAGTCATTATTGAGCCTCCGTCACTTCAATTTTTGCTCGCCAGATTGGCTCTGCGTCTTTCACCGCTGCTGTACCAGCAACAACATAGGTTTCGTCTGATTTGACGATATTGATGTAGTTGTTCACATCCGAATCCAAGTAGAAATACGGGTACGCTTCATAGGTTTCGATAACCTCCGAAGCAGCTTCTTCGATGTTTACACGTTGAATGGACGTATTGTTTGGCGTATTGGTTTGGATGTATGAAGTGATCGCTTCTTGAGTTTGCAATTTGGTGAGGCGGTCGATGTACGCTTTCGTAATCGCGGCATTGCCATTACCAAAGAAGCCAAGAGTAGGACCATCAGAGCCATTTAGAAAAAACGAGATACGTTTGCTAAACAGATCATCAGCTTCACCAACCGTCTTGATTGTTGTTGCTGGGTTCGAACTGTCTAACACGTAATACTGACAGTTGCGCCAGTATGCTTGTGATAACAATCGCCCGAACGCTTCATAGCAGCCAGCGTATGAACCCTTTTCATCGAGAAAGGCCGTATCCTGCATTGCTAATTCTTCGGCCAGTGCTTTATCGCTTGTGGTGTAGGCTTTCACACCTTCAAAATCGGCAAAATCAATATTCTTTGCATCTGCAATATCGATATCAGAAGAAAAACACAACGTGAAGTAATCCGTTGGGTCAAAGTCGATTGCATCTGCACTTTCTGGGTCAACTTCACTCGCCTGAATAAGTAAATAAATTTTTTCCAAACCGCCCGTCATGAAAAACGACACTTCTGTATTATCCGTATATGTAGCAATGCTTGTTGTGTCGTAAATCGGCACTACTTTGAATTGAGACGGTTCGATAAATTCTCTAGTTTCAATAGAGGCCTTATCGGTTTTAGCATCTTTAACCTGAACGTCTTTTTTAACGGTTTTCAGCTTTGAACGCTTGATTGTGTTTGTGGCTTTTGTTGACTTAGCTTCTTCTCCAACAGCAGCCGTGTAATTGCCAGCAACGAGGACTAGTGCTCGATTAAGAAAGCTGTAGTCCACTGTCGTAGCTGTCTGAGCTTCACTAATGCTCACCGCATAATCGAAAACAAGTGTATTACTCATAGTCTATCCATTTAAATTCTTTGATGGTTTCACGTGTTTTGTCGAACTCGATTTCACACGCAAAGTAAAATTCTTTAGATACAGAAAGGACGCCAACAGAAAGCCAATCGGTAAACGCTTCCGTGTTTACTGAAGCCAGTGAGGTTTTATTGCTACTACGCTTTTTGTACTTATCGAAGCGACTACCTAAAACACCGAAAACGGGCTTATCTCGTCCCATATCAGCTAATGACAATCGGATAGTGCCAAAAAAGCGAATGTGCGATTCTGAGAAATATTGCTCTCGAACATTCAGGTATTCGACATAAACGATATCAGCCCCTTTATGCAGCGCCCCAGCCCAATCAACCGCTTTGAGTTTGAATATGTTTTCAATCTCTGCGTGTAACGCCTTTCTAAACATATTGAGCCTCAATTGAACTAAAGAACGCGCCCGTATCAACCATCGGCCAATCAAAACGTTTTAAACGTCTTGTTTCAGGGTCGTTTGAACCAAAATCTTTTCTGGCTATAGGGTTTCGAGCTAACACCCTTGCCGCAGTTTCCACGCGTCTAATTAGCTCTGAACTCGGGTTGCCACCTGCATTAAACAAAGAAATCAATTCATTGGTGACTCGGACAACATCCTGATTCAGAAAATGGCTTTCTGCTTTAGAAAACACACCGTATTTAGCATCGAGTATTTTTGCTAATTCAGTAAGTCTGAGGCTTCCGGTACCACTACGGTTCTTTTTGTATTTAGATGCCTGCCCCGTTTGATCAAATTTCTTCAATGAAGCGTTTCGATCCGGTTGACTGGACATTTTATTTTTATCCAAAACACCAACCCGAATGTGATGGGAATTAAACTCCTTCACCTCTTTTTCCAAATCTGTGAAATCTAATTCAATATCTAGGGTAAACATTAAAACCCTCCACCAATGATTGGAATTCGGGCTGGTTTGACAACAGGCTGTTTGTCAGAAAGAGAGCACCCGTTAGCCTCTGCCAGCGCTTTTAGACGAACCAGAGTGAAACGTTTATTGCTATCCATAGACACACGCTCAAGAAGCACCTTTTGGGCAAATTGATAACATTCACACTCACCGTCTGGGTTTGCATTTATCGCATTAGCAAAATCGATTTCTTCCTGCTGCATCGTCTCACTGCCGCAATTTCGCAATATATTATCTATGCGAATTTGGGAATCTTCGGAAATCATTATTTACTCCAAAAGCAAAGGGACCCGTTGTCGAGTCCCTAATATGACGGTTTACTTAGCTGCTGCTTTCGTACGTGCTTTCATAGCCTTAGACGCTGCCGTTTCCGTTTTCTGGTAAACGTAGGCACCTTTTGACTCAAGTTCGTTAGCCGCACTCTCGTAAGTAAACAGGCTTTTTTGAACTAGACCGTGATCACCCGATTCTTTTGAGTAGATGCCAGGTACTGAACCATGGTGGTTATTTACTGCTGGTCGGAACGTAAGAGAAATATGGGAGTCAGTACCGAGGACTGCCGGAACCTCTAGCATCTTCACATTTTCATAAGCTCGCTGTACGGCAGATTTACCCGTTACCACATCACCACCTGAAGAAGTGATCGGTTTACGCATAATAGATGCAATATCCGATGTGTAGCTTAATGTCATGTTTACGTGATCCGCTTCTCCAAGACCAAGTGCTTTGGTTTGCTCTTCATAAAGCGCGTTGACCACTGTCAGCACACCAGCGATATCAGAAACAGTGACAACGATTTCATCATACTCAATGGCATTTTTATTTTGCATCATGCCAGTGTTACCGTGTTTGCCATGGAAGTGCTCATAGTCGTATTGCATCAATAGGCGGTTTAAAAGACCCGCATTGATGTTTACGTCATTGACGTTCTGCATGCTAGACAAGCGGAACTCAATGTGAGTAGGTTGACGGTGGTACGAGAACTCAACTTCTTTAGCATGCGCTTGAGCAAGTTCAGTCGTTGATGGAGTTAGAGCTTCTGCAAACTTCTCATCTGGAAATTTACCAGACACATCATAGTTAATGTGGATGACTGTTGCTTGCTGCAACTTGCCGTCCGAGTAGTCTTCATCGGTCGCTGCAAGGTTCGCGGTATAAGGCACATACGTACGCTTATTGCTACCCATGATTTTTGCATTGTAGCGACGCTCTACCTTGGTTTTACATACAACGTTAGTTGCCATATCTTGATTTCCTTCTGGTATCAAAAAAGGGCTTGCCGGTTATCCTGGCTAAGCCCTTTTGGTATCAATTTAGTGTTGGCCACACTCTGCAGAATGTGAATTTTGGTATCAGTTATTTTTTAGCGATTGTGCGAGACGCTGTTTTTGCTCCAGTTTCTGCGCTTTCAGGGGCTGGCGCTGAAGCAGCAACACCAGCAGCTACCCAACCTGCATCTTGTCGCTCGTATGGAGAACCATCTTCTGGTGCCTCTTCAACAGCGCCGATATCAGCCGCAGCAATAGTGACATCGCCAGTAGCCCCATTAACACTAGTAACACCAGCAGCACCAGAACCAGCCGGAGCTGAGCCACCGTAAAGCGTGACTAGCGCACAACCCTCAACGATTTCGCAGTTTTCATCCAAACCATTAATACCTAGTTCGTCAATTTTGCCCATGATGGTTGTCGAATCAGCAGCACCTACAGGTACCACTTCACCTGTAGTGTTATCAACGGCAAAGCCATTACCCACAGTGAGAGTAGCAAGCTTCTTCACGCGAACGGGAATACCTTTACCTTGTTCAACAACACCAGTAACTTTGCGAACGTTACATAAATCATGAACCGCAAAACCAGCAAAAGCTGAACCGTTAAAAAGCGCCACCTTAGGTTGTTCGCCACTAATGGCTACAGATGAAACCGCAACACCTGCTACCAAATCACCCTCAAACTGACAAGGCAAAACAACGTCACTATTACCAGCGTAGCGAGTTGCACCTAATGGAATTTCACGAGCCATAATGCTCTCCTTATTTCTAAAGTTGATTATTTTGAATTAAATGTACGAATTGAGTTTTCGCTTACGCAGATTCGGCATTATTTGCCTGCTGACCCATTTCGAAGATTGAACCATATTCTTTCATCGCTTCACTGTCTTTTGTGCCAGAGACTTCACGACCACCTTCTTCCAGTTTGCCTTTATTGAACATTGAGCGCTCAATCAAAGGCCATGCGAGCTTACGGTCGATTTCGTGAGACTTAATGCCGTCTTTAAGGATTTTGTCTTTAACGGTATTGCGGTCACGTTCCTCTAACAAATCGAGCATTTTTTCATTTTTGAAGAAAGCTCGAACCGTTGCGGCAGCAAGACCTTGAGCTCGATCTGTAGGGGTCTTAGCCCACTTTTCAACGTCTTCTTTTACGTCTTTGATATCGAACCAATCAGGGAACATTTCAGAGTTGTCTTCCATGAACTTGTCGAATTCAAGATTAAACTGGATCGCATCAGTTAAGTCTGCTTCTGAGCTCTCTTGTTCATTCTTCTTTTCTACTCGTTTTTGCAGTTTGGTAAGGATGTCGTCATCTTCATTATCATCACCTTGCTTACTCACCAGCGATTCAAGCAATTTGGTTAAGTCAGGGGAGCTATTTTGCTGTTGTTGCTGACCACCTCCAGCAAGCGACTGTAGGAGCAATTTAGATAAATCAGGAGTGCCGCTTTGTTGTTGCTGACCGCCACTAGTCAATAACTGCAGTAGTTGCGCGTTTACGTCATTTTGTTGCGACGGTTGCTGTTGAATGCCATTCAGAAGCTGTAGTAGTTGCGGACTAATCGAATTTTGTTGCTGCCCTGTAGCACCACTTAACAACATGATTAACTGTTGGTTTAAATCCTGTTGTTGATTACCACCCAAAAGCGCTAAGAGTGGATTTTGTTGATTTTGCTGATTGCTGCCAACTTGAGTTTGATTTCCGCCAGAGAGTAGTAATTGTAGTAGTGCAAGAAGTTGTGGGTTCATGCTGATTTACCTCGATTGATTTTATTAACGATTTGCTGAGCGTGTTTTTGCCCAGATATAAGCTTCATTCCGCACTGACAGTTGTATTCAACTCCAAGCCCTAATCTTTCAGCCTGTTTGATAGTCATGCGTTGTCCGTAGTGCAGAGCGTGTGTTCTTCGTTCGTGCTTTGAAGAAGATGGTTGCCACTCAATGATCATTTCGTCGGCATGCTCTGATTTAGCGAGTGTTTGGACAATCTCGCTACTAAGTGTGCCTGTCATTGTGTTTTGGATGTTTGCCGCAAAATCCAAGTTTGATTTGTTTTTGGATTTTTCCAGCCTTTTAATGGTCATGTAGGCGTTGGATTTAGCCCCCATGAGAATTGAGTATTTATTGATGAGTTTTAGCTGTTCACGCTGCATTCCTCCCCGTTCGTTGTAAATGCGCTCAAAGTCGATCCCAAACCATTCAAGTAGGTTTTCAGCCATTGTGTAGGGATACAGATACATGCTGCCTCCTTACTGTTTTTTGCTGATTCCCATTTCTGTAATTGGGAGAACCGTTTCAACTATTTTTCGTTTTTCGTCTTTTTCGAAAATGCCACTCATTTCGATTGAATTCAGAAAATCGGAAATTTTTGATAATTGACTGATATCAGGCTTTACCTGAAAGTCAGCTCCGAACACCGACTCAAAGACCCCACGCAAAATTTCGTTAAAATCTCGAACGGAGGCTAAGTAGTTTAGTCGATGGTCACCGTCGCCCGTTGAATTGAGAGATCCAACCAACTGGCCGTTAATGAATGACATGGGGCGGCCTGTTGCGTTACAGATTAGAGAGTAAGCGTACTCAAGCTGCTCTTTCACTGGCTTAACATCGACCGTCGGCATTTCCAAATCAGACTCGGCATCAATGTACGCAACGCTGCTCTTTTTGAGCGCGTCGTTGATTTTGTTGATTTGTGTTTCTACAGCCAACAAGACCTCTTTGTCAGAAATGAGCTCACTCAAATCTTTAATTTTGAGTAGCACTGCGCCACCAACACGAATCAACTTTGCAGCTCCGGTAATAGCATCAAAGACCATTCCGAAATAGGCTTCTAACAATTCCGTCCGATGAAATTCCTCAAAATCCAACTCAACCAAATCGAGCTTATTGTCTTTTTTTGAAAAAACAGTGTGTGTCCGTTCCTCAAAATAGAAAGCGTGTTTACGACCTGGTACTGGACGTTTACGTAGTACCACCTTGCTCTCGTCAGACATTGCCTCAATGATGTGGTACATCAGGCCACGTTGTAGCTTTGGCGAGTGAGAGTCGTAGACCGTTTTTGCAAAATCCGAACTACCTATCTCATCCGGTATTGCGACTATTTCTAACGTCACATACATAATGCGCGAATAAAGCTCACGTATAGCAATTTCGATATACCGCGCCCTTGCCAGTGAGAACGGGTCAAACTCGGTAATGACCGGAAGCAATCGCGGGTCTTTAGCTCGAATAAATTGGTAATACTTTTCAAAATCCTGTTTCTTGTCAGGAGGCGACTCTGAGCCACCAGCTTTATCTTCTGGGTCGTCAAACATGCCCATTAGTGTCTACCTCTTATTTTGATTTTATCTGAAACGATACCGCCCCTTACTGCTGCGTTTGTTAGTGAGTCCGGAGCGTCATCATGCTTAGCGTCCCTGTTGAATTTTTTACACTGCGTGAGCCATTCTTGATTCGACCAATTACCAACAAACCGTAATCGCATCATCGACAAAAATGCACCGACGCGAAATATCCGGTCGTGCTTATCGCCTCGTGTCGTTCGTGGTATCGCGTCAATACCTCTAACTGCGAAATAGTCCATCGGGGCAGTACCCACACCACCGTTGTCCTCGTAATAAAACTCAATAACCGGAAACATGTTGATTTTTTCGGTTATCTGATCAATTGCCGCATTCCACGAGTGGTGGAAGCAAAATCCCCATGCAAACACATAACCGCGAATTTCAGCGATAAATGTTAACGCTGAATAATCTCCACCTTGGTAGGACGGGTCCAAAAAGGCAACGCAGGGCGGCGGAGTTTCCCCCTCTTCGGCTTCAACTACCGGAGTATCAGCAAATGGATAGCCCGACAGCTTAGGTGACGGCTCACCTAGCCAAACGTGCGCATAAGTAACCTCACCCTTTTCATCGTTTGCCTGAGATAACAACTGAGGATCTTGGTAGCGTTTGGGCAAATCGAAAATGTTGATGTGCTTAATTACCGTGCGTTCTTTGAATGAACGCACTTTCGTAATAACTGGGTCTTCTGCAAAATTGGGATTCATTGCAAAGAAAAACCGTGCCTCAGTCATATCGACTTCTTCAGCACCAAAGGCCAATCTCAACAAGCGCTCATATTCAGACGTAAAGGAGACATTACCCGAACGGTTGACCGTGGGGAAAAGAACGTCAAGAGAGTCTTGGGAAGCATCTTGCGCTTCGTCCATGAAGACCATGCGCACTTTGTGCTTACCCTTAATTTTATTTACTTGGCTAAATGCTGTTTTACCGCCAGTAGAGCGTAATCCAGTAAATGCAAATTCAACATTCGTTAGCTTGTTAGTGATCTTGCTATGGGTAATTTTGAAATATTGCTCAAGGCCAGCCTGTTTGATTAAGTCACTAACTACTGAGTGAACAGAGTCTTCTATCGAAGTTTGAACTTCACGCAAAATCAAGAAAAGCGAATCGCGATATTTTTCCTCAAACGACTGTTCAAGCATGTAACAGATGATCGCAAAGGTTTTACCAGAGCCGCGCCCACCTTTTAGAACGATATATTTAGCTGCCTCATCACCGAAAATCTTCCGGTAAATTGGGGGGATGCTAAATTTCTCTTTGGTCTTTAAAAGCATTTTCTTAGAAAACGCCTTTATCATTCTCCGTAGGTGTAATGCCTCTTTTTTGTTATTTCGTCTTTCTAGTTTTTCTATCAGACCGTCAACATCAACCTTAGCCAACATCTCTACAACTTCTTCAGGAGTTATCTGTTGGCTCATCGTTAGTCTCTACTTCTAAAAAGGCTTTTAGTGCGCTTCCCAAATCTTGAGTAATGTCCTCAAGTTCTAAATCGTCAAAATCATCTGGCAGATCATCTTCCTTGTAATTCTCTCGATAATTTTTCGGGTCAAGTCTTCGGAGGCGAAATTGAAGCAGTGAATCTGAATAACGACGAATAGGGACAATCTTGCTAATGGTCTTTCCGTCCTGAGTAACCTTTAGTGATTTGTAATCTACGACACCATCAATGGCTCTCCGGTCAGCTTCCTTTTCTAGCTTTTCGATGAGGTCGTATTTTGCGTTTTCTAGATGCTGATTGAATGTTTGGTCTTCGGCAGCATAGTCATAAATGGAGCGACGAGAATAACCAGCGTTTTTAGCAGCCTCGCCTATAGTTGCTCCCTGTTCTAATGCTTCAAAAAATCGCTTGTCTCGTGCCCTTGTTCGTTTCGTTTTTCTGGACACTTAGAAAATCTCCAAATTTAAAAATCTTCGTTTTGCTTCTCTTGTGTGAAATGCGCGAAATGAAAATAAAAAAAACCGCTGCCGTCCCCATGGTGTGGGGATAGCAAAACGGTTTTTTCTAAAATCGTGATTTTCGTAAATTGTGCTTTTTGACGATTATCGTTTGGGTTTGATATTCGTTTTGAGTGAAAAGCGCATAGAAAGAAACAACTCGATACTGCTTTCTATAAGCTTTTTGCTAATTTTCGTCTTCTGGTTCTTCTAAATGAACTTCGATATCGCCACATGCTGCTGCAGCTTTTTTGGCATCCCCTTTAACGAACACAAGTACGTTTTGGTGTGTTTTGCCTAGTTTCCGACTTTGTGAAAATTGCTTGCCTACCCGTATAGGGAGAGAACCAACAACGTTAATCAAAATGGCTTCGTTGTAATACGAAAATCCAGAATCCAAAAATGCCGAAATCGTGTCAGATACGAAATTGCGATAATTGCCGTTTTTGTCTCTTACCTCGCCAACCACGAAAATAGCAAATCTGTTTTCTTTCAAAATGCGAAAACACGATTTTATGATTTTTCGGTAATTTCCCAGAAAATCGTCATATCCCATATTTGAAAGGTCTTTAGGGTTATCGCTGTATTTCTCTAAATCCGCATATGGAGGACAAGAGAAGATCATATCTGCTTTTGCTGAAATCAGACTTTCCAGTTCTACGCTATCGCCAATTGTCCATTTTGGTTTTGGGCTACCGCATATCGCGTTGGCTTGTTCCCGGTTCGCTAGTACCTGCTCTTCACGTAAATCGTTGCCTGTGTATTTCCGGTTAGTCTTAGAAGCAACTATGCCCCTCACAGAACCACCAGCAAATGGATCAACAATATACCCCTTAGCCGGGCAAAACCATTCGTAACACAACTCCGTGAGAACAGGGTCGAAAATACTTGAAGTGTGTAACTTAGTGAGAGTGCAGTACTTGGATAGATACTCATCGGTGCTCAGTGTGCGCCCTAGATTTTTCTCAATTTCGTTTTTCTCAGAATATTGATTGGTGCTTAAGGCGGTAATGCACATTTTATCATTTCTGCCGATTTCGCTATGAATGCCCAATTCTAACCAGGCGCGTTTGCGTTGCTGCCACCAGCCCTTCCTCGAATTAAATACCGAAAATGGAGAAATGATGAATTTGTCAGCCAACGAACCTACCTTCGCGTGGGTACCGTCAAAATCGCTATTTTCAGAATTGAGCATTTCGAGAAAATCGTCTTCGAAACCTAATAGGTCAATGTCGAAATCCGATTCCTGCAAAAACTCAATTTCTAAATTCAACAATTCATCATCCCAACCAGCGTTTAACGCTAGCTGGTTGTCAGCAATGATGTAGGCTTTTTTCTGGTATTCGCTTAATCCCGATAAAACGTAAACCGGAACAATCTCTATTTTCAGCAAATCAGCGGCAAGCAATCTGCCGTGGCCAGCAATCACACCATTGTTTTCATCAATTAGCACCGGATTGGTAAAACCGAATTCAGTTATTGAAGAGGCAATTTGCTTTACTTGCTCTTGAGAATGAGTTCTAGCGTTATTGATATACGGGATAAGTTCTGACGTTTTCCTTTCGCCAAAAGTGTGCTTTTTGTCCATGGCACCTCCTTTATTCATGATTTATGCATTTTTCGAGGGAATCCTTGGTATCCACCCCGAAAATTTTCTAACCAAAATGAATAGAACAAGAATAAAAATGCAAACGACTTTTTAAGTCACTCATTAAGCGCTTTAAGAAATCGTCTGTAGCACTGCACCCACATTAGCTGTGGGTGAGTGTTTATTTATCGATATGATCAACGTGAATGTCACAGTCCTTTTTTAGAGTCAGATTGCCTTTTGCTGATTTCTCAGCACACGATGTTGAGGTCATACCGTTTTTGCTGTTTTGCTCAATGTGGTAGTTGGTGCATCCACTCAGTAAAAGAAGCAAAACCGCAGCACTACCAATTTTCATCATTGTTCCCTACTATCTCCCCGACAAATGTTTATAGCCTTTAAACCGTTATCGTCAATGCTCACTGTGCTCTCACACTGCGAACCCCCACTATTGCCGTTCTCTACATAAGCAACCGAAGTGCAGCCGCTTAACGAAACAAGAACGGCGATTAAGAACATAAGCGCTCTCATTGCTGCCCCCAGTAAAATACTGATTCCATTTCCGTCCATGTTTTTTTGCCGACAATTCCGTCACTGGAAAGGCCGTACTTTTCTTGAAACACTTTAACCCGAGATTCGGTACCATTTCCGAAAATACCGTCGGAGCTTAAACCGAGGTTTAGCTGTAGTTCGCGAACATCGGTACCGCGAGAGCCGTTTCTTACTGTTGCCCTGTCTAATGGTGCTCCAAACGCAAGTTTTAGTGCGCGTTCAAATTCATGAGCGTATCCCGCGATAACTTCTGCACAGTCGGTACCATTGATGATTCGACGGGCGTTTACATAATCCGGGGTTTCTTGGTCCAGATAGTCGGAGTATTTCTTACCAGTGAATAGACCGGTGGCCATGCCAATGATGGTGGCTTGTGCTGAGTAAATAGGCGCAAGAAGTAGGTCGGGGTTATTCACCAAATCAACACCCTGCCCTAGTGTGTCGGTGTTGAAGATAGTTTTGCTTAACCGCTCGTAGTTGTATTTCCACGTTACTTGAACATCACCACGCCCGTAATAGGTTTGCCCTGTGTCAGCATCCGGTATCCCGTATTCATGACCTGCCCCCTTGCCGTACTCTTCAACGGGCTGCATCTTAAATGCGGTTTCGTGATAAACCGTTGCTAACGTGTAAGCCAAGTTGCTAATTGGGATGCGCATACGCTTAGAGCGCAGCAAAAAGTATGCAAGGATATAACGTTCACAACCCAGTTGCTGTGATTGAGTTATCTCGCCGTGAAACATGGCAGCGTTGATTCGCACCTTAAGCGCTTGTGGTGAAAAAAAATTAAACATGGCAATCCTTTTTTACAGGTAAAGAAAAGGCTACTCATTTTTGAGTAGCCTTTTACCAATCTAAATACGTCTGTACGCTCTATTACAATGTCCAGCGTTTAATATCTTCTTGGGCTCTTGCTTTGATTAATTCTTTCTCGTAAAGCTTTTCTGGAGTATCACCTAAACAAAGCAGAATGATAAGCACCACTATCGGTGTAATAATCAACGAAAGAAGAAGATAACCAAATCCATTACGCCCTTTGGATTCAGCGACACCACAACAAATACACGCCATTACGACGTAAAAAATCAAAGCCCAAATACTCATCATCATACCTTAACAAACTACATCTAAAGGTAATGTACTACAGTTTTTGTGGGTATTTTGTCAGGCATATGCAAAACGACCTAATGAACACAAAAACCGCAACCATACATAGTTGCAGTTTTTGGATATCGAATTGCTATTCGTCGATTTTTTGGTTGATATAGCAAAATTTCAGTAGAAGATTACCTTACTTTGTCAGAGTAAGGTAAAAGTCGCCTTCTAGCTGGATAGGCTTAAAAAGCAGTGCTAAAATCAAACACTGTATAAATAAACAGTGCGATAGTAACAATGAAAAACACTAGTATTGAGGATCAGGTTGAAGCGTTACGTGGCGTAATTACTCAACTGTATGCGAGCAACTTAGATAACGAAGTCCGCATCATTGCAATAGAAGCAATTCTAGCTTATTACCCACCCGACGTTGCTAATGTGCTAATCAGTGAGTTCATTGTATGACGGGCACAAAAAAGCCGCTCTAGATATAGAACGGCCATGATGAAAATTATAGACAAAAAAGTGTTACCTAGTCAATTACTTCAATCATCTCCAGCTAACTCGGTTGTGCTATAGAAACTAAATGGAAGATGAATCTGCCGCAAGTCAGCTCGATTAAGACTTGCCAGAGCATCTTCACGAGCAATAGGAAATACTTTTTCCGATAGATAGTCTGCCCGATCTTCTTCCGATTGCCCATAAAAAACATCTCTATCGGCAATGTGAAATAGAGCTAAATATTCGCAAAAATATTCAAAGACTTTAATGTCTTCATCCTCACCTAACCCAGTAATGGTCAGCGCGCATTTACCTTTTAATTGGGCAGGTAATTCATTTTCATTTTGTTCACCGACTAGACCAATAGTCCAGTTCAAACGGATTCGCCCTTTTTTTGATGAAAAGTTTTTTTCATCTAATACATTAAATCGACTGGTGATCATTCTCACACCAACCAGCTCTGCCACATTAATTGCATTCATACATACGTTCCACTTTACTATTCAAGTTGCACCAAACATCACCATCATCGCTATTGAATGGTATTGTGAACGTATGGTTTTTCACGACATGCCCCTTAATAGTTCTATCAGCGACTTCTATTTTAGAGTCCAGCCCTGACAACTGATGCGATAAATGCCCAATATACATCTTAAGTTCTCTTGCAACGCTAGAATGACCTTGCCCAAAAGATAATTGATTAACAATGTGTTGATTTAAACTAACACCTTCAAGATCAGCTTCTGTTGCTAGCATTTGATGGAGAGTCTTTGGCATCCGCAAAGTGACTCGACCACTACATTTAGAGTCGTGACTTGAACACTGAGGTTCAGGAAACTTCATACCCTGTTCGACAAACATCTCGTATGAGGTTTTTAACGTATCTAAAGCCAGCTCATAAGCTTCTTCGTAGGTGTCACCAAACTCCATAACGTCGGGCAGTTCTTGAATTCGAGCGACGTAGTACAAATCACCTTCAATTTCTTCTTTCCTTACAGATATGCTGTAAAATTCCGGATCAAAACTAATCATAATCTTGCTCCTAATATCTCGGATAGTTCAATCTGATACTTTTCTATCATCTTTATTGTGCTAATGACGTAAGGCTTTTTCATTGGCCGTTTGGGGGCATGTCCGCAATCGACACTATGGGTTCGAAACTCCCCTATACTTAAGTCAGTGAGACTCTTGTGTGTAAATATCCTATGCCCCGAAGTTTTTCCATCTTTGTGCTGGAAACCAAGCTCTTCCATATACATCAATAGACCGGATTTGCCATGGCATGAAACAGAATTTTTGCGTTTTTTCAAATCCTGCAAAATTTCAGATACTCTATTCATAGTTAAGCTTAGTTCAACTCAGTTTAAATGACACCACATGTAGTGTCATCAAATATTAATTAAAACTTTTAACATAAACAGCACACTATTTCTGTTAGCTAAATGTCCGAATTCAGTTTTTTTTGAACAGATTCGGCAATTTGTTCCTCCCATAGTCTCACTAACTCCATTACGGTTTGCGTTGCTGAATCTATCGCATTGCTGTGGGCGTAATAGGTTTTTCTTGCGATACCCATAGCCAAAGACCTTGCAGTGACAGAACACCCCTTTCTCGTTTTAGTGCTAGGTGCGTACAACAGATGCTCACGCAATGTTATCTTAACCAACCCGACCACGGCTTTGGTCGGAATACTCGGGTGTTTGCGTTGGATTATTTTTGACAATCTGGCGGTAATAAAATTCAGTGATTTTTCATCTTCGGTATTTGAATACGCATACATTGCCCAAGCGGTGGCCTCGTTACCTAATCCAGTAAGAGCGTGCGCAAAATCTAACTGATCAAATGTCGGTTTACCGCCACCGGTGCCCACATCAAACTTAACCGTTTTCAAGCCAGTTCGACCGATTTTCTCCAACCACTTGTTACGCTGACTCATGGTAGTACTCCCAGTTAGTTTCCATTACGTCAGCTTTGGCTTTGTACGCTTTCTCGATGTCGTGTAAGTCGTATACCGTCCAGTTCTGGCGCTCATTGAAGCTTTCGAGTGTTTCAACTCGAGATAAGCCTATTCGTTCAATCAACCCATTGCGGTATTCTTTCGCGTTACCTGATTTATTGCCGTTGCATTCGTAGCACTGACCATTAGCATTATCTTCATTGAATCTAAGTTCAGGGGCTGCGCCTACAGAACGAAAATGGCCGCAACACAAAGGCAAATAACGTCCACAGCTAGCGCACGGCTTACCTCTATCTCGCAACACAATAAAGCGATTGAATTGCTCTTGGGCTTTTTGAGCGCGGTACCCGTATTTCTTAATTTTCATTTGTCAGTCGTACCCCTATTAATCCAATTGAAAGAGCTAGAACGTAGATGATAAATAGATCATCTAAAGGCACGTTTAGCCCGGCGAAAATAAAACAAGCTTGCAGTATGGCTGATGACAAAACAGCAACCGCGCTAACTAGGGTTAGCAATACAAAAAATAGGCGTATCATGTGAACTCCATAAAGCGATATACAGCGTTTTGCATTTCTTGCTCATCGTTAAAAACTTGGAAAAGAGACTTGTTCCAGATGACATCAAAACAACCCTTATAGATTTTTTCGAATTGCTCCTGGTCTGCATTATCAAATGCAATAGACCAAGGGCGTTTTACCGTTCCACCGTTGGGAAGTATCTCCAAATCAAAGAAGCCAGCATCAATCATCACTTGGTATCGGTAGTTGTCTTTACACTTGTAAGCTTCGGGGTCACAGTGGCTTTCTCGCTGCTTTTTGATTTTCGATAAAACCATGTTGGCGATTTCAATACCGTGTGTTTCATACATGTCCTCTCTTCCAGCTAACTGGCAGAACTGTTTCGCGGTTTCATGAGCTATGTAGAACTCCGGCTCACTGATTAGACTTACATCTGGCGACCAGTATTCGAAGCCAAGGTTAATCAATGCAAAGAACTTGCGGTGATGTTCAAGAATGCGTGATTTCGCTTTGGACTTGGGCTTGATAGCAACAACACGACCACGCATGGCTGCGGCCTTTTCACGCATTTCTGACGTTGCGTATTGAATGTAACCACCAGTACCAATTGCACCGATGATTTCCGTTTTTTCCTTTTTCGCTTTAACGGTTGAACTACTACGCACGTCTACGCTCCCTAAATTCAATGCGAGGCTTCCCGGTTTTCTGTGCCTGCTTTAATCGCTCCACTTGAGTGTCAATCCACGCTTGATCATCGTTCGCAGCTTTGAGCTTCTGGTAATCTGGCTTGCTAATACCAAACTCTTTTACAAAATCGTTAAGCATCGTGTTCGCGTTCTTTCTCGCCAGCGTTACTTCGCCTCGGTTGATGTGATGCTTGAATATGTCGTCGTATTGTTCACTGGCAATTTTTTGATTTTCGTAACTAAGCCATTTCAAACGCTCAGTGATAAAACCCAAGTCAGAAGCTATGCCCCATTTTTTAGAGCCGCTATACCAAAATTTAGGTAAGTGCATCATTTTTGCCCCCACAACTCAGATTTACGTTGATTGATTTGCTCAAGAATACGTAAACGGCGAGATTCCTTTTCTTCCAAAGAGAGTTCCGGTTCTTTTGGCTTTGGTAACCTCTCCACAAGATATTGATCGATGGATTCACCACGATTCAGTTTTTCACAAATAAACTTGTAATTACGCTTAAACGCTCGGTAGATGTCACCGTCTGTGCCGTTGCGAAGTAGAGATTTACTTAGCATGTCGTACATGGCTTTAACCTCGCGCGGTATCTCGTGGAACTCACGATTAACGTAGTGTTGAAGCATCGCAAAGGCCGTGTTGCGGTCTGGCACCGTAGCGCTAGTCTGACACCACGAAATGAACTTACCCACGCTCGGGAAAAAATCTGATTCAGATTGGCGAGCCATTCGCAAACCTTGTGCGACTTGGGCTTGCTCTGTAGTACCGGACTCTACTAACGCTTTCATCCAGGTGACTTTAGCCGTGGCTAACGACTTGTCGTCGGGAAAGGTTTGACGCCATGCTGGGAACGCAGCTTGCAACTCAGTAAAAATCTGATTTACAAACTTTCGCGTTTCATCACTCACAACTGGAGAGTTTATTCCAGCATTCGGACGTGGCTTGGGAACCGGCATTGTGTGTACAGGCTTCATCACATACTCCAATCGATATTATCTGCCCACTTCGTGTCTTCCCAATCAAGGTCGTTGGCAGCAGATTTCTTGGGATTGATTTTTGCGTGTTGTTGAGCTTTTAGAGCATCCCATTGGCGACGCAGTGTTCTTGGACTCTGAACGTTTTCAGCCCAAAAATGATGTTCATTCGCGAATTTGAATAATTCACAGATTTCACGATGAGTGACACCAAGAGCATTTCTCATCGTTCGAATATCGTTAGACCAATGTGTTAAATCTGGCTTTCGAGCAGTCGCATTAACTTCTAAAACTTTTTGGTACATCCAACTAGCAGCGGTTACGTCTTCCGTAGTACCCCAAAACTTCCCGTTAGGCGTTTGAATTGCAGCTTCAGGGCGAAGCTTGATTTTGTCGTCAGAAGAATTCTGCGACGAAGAATATGTAATCTCTGGTGTAGTCTCTGTAGTAATCTCTGTAGAGAGTTGATCATTTTGATCACTTCGGAAGAACTGATCAGATTGATCACATGGAAGTGATCGATTTGATAACTTCGAACTGCTCAAATTGGTAACTTCGATTTGCTCATTTTGATCACATGCAATTTCACTATTCGTCATTTCGATGTGCTCAATTTGATCACATGGCGTCACGTCTAGTCTTAACGCATACCAAAGGGTTTGATTCGACTGGTCTTTAAAAAAGTGTCCGTGTAGTTTTTGAGATAAAATTAGTTCGGATTTTTCTAATGATTTAAGCACACGCCTAATGGTCGGTTTTGACCAAAAAGGAAATTCTCGTTCCCAATCTTCAGTGGTTTTGAAAACCCAGTAGTGACCGTCTTTTTTGAATTCTGAACGATCTGTCCAGTATTTAATTTGTTGTAAAACGATAGCTTCATTCAACCCAATATCTGCTGCCAGTTTTGGATTTACGACTAAAGGCCGTTCTACAAAGAGCATTTTAAAAACATTACTCATAGCTATTGACTTCCCGTGCGAAATTGCGCACTATTTGTACGTCTACTGCACATAGACGTTGACTTCCAAAGACCCTCACCAACCGGTGGGGGTTTTCTGTTTCTGCCCTTTCTCAAATTCACGCTGGCGCTCTAAAAGAACATTCGCAAACCCTCGAAAATGAGGCACCTTTTTCCCAGCTACCACTAATTCCATCACTGAATACTCACCATTGCGGATCACTATCTGAACCGGAGCAGTAATCGTGACAACATCACTGATTGGAATAGAGTCTGTGTCTATCTTTCCTCTTTTCATTTCCAATTCCGCCCATACATTTGCATGAGTGTTATTGACGTATTTAAGATCTGAACTACTGACTCCAACGAGCGCACTTTGATATCCAGTTTTTCTTTGTCATCAATAACCCCATCCTCAATAGATTTGGCTTTAGCGACATTAAGCGCACCAATGGCCGCAGCTTCACGAATAAGCATTTCTGAAAGGTCTTGTGTATCTACCTCACCGCCTGGCAATGGAACAAACAAGCCCCCACGCTGATTTGCTCGGAACTGCGCCAAAAAATACGTATCAGCGTGAATCTCCATGGCTTCCAAATCTTCATCGTCGAAGAAGCGGCAACCGTTGCGCTCATACAGCTTGTTGTTGAATGTGGTTTCAGACATACCAATTGCACCAGCTAAAGCACCGCGACCGCCCTTGGTGTGTTTGATGATCTGCTTGACCACTTCTTTCTTTGAGTCAAATGTCACTAACATAATCAATCACTCCTTGTAGTTATGCGGTTTTCTTTTGTGCGGTATTATCTGGAAATACATCTTCAATCCCGCATTTAGCGCCGAGAGTTCGAAGTGAATTGACAATTTTCCAGCATGTAGTGATATCAGGAGTTCTGTTTGCGTTTATGTAGTGATTAGCAGCCCCCTGAGACACGCCAAGACATTCCGCAAACCTAACTTGAGTGACGCCGATGTCCTTTAGGATTTCTTTGATGTTGTTCATGTGTTTTACCAAGCAAGTGTATTACATAATGGAATATACAATACACCTAAGTATTACACAATGGATATTCCATAAAATATTACATCAAGTAATAATTTGAGAATGAAAATGAAATGGTACGAACTGGCAAAAGCCAGAATGAAAGAAATACGAGTGACTCAGAATCAACTTGCTGAGCGAATTGGCGCGTCACAAAGCGGGATTGCTCACTGGCTTGGAGGAAACCGCGAGCCAAGCATTGAGGTAATAGCTGAGATCTTGAAAATCCTCGGGCTGGACAAGATGGTCTTAAACGCCGATGGAACTTTAGAGTATCCAAATCACGAGATTGGAAACGTCAAGGAGATTGCTAACCAGCCTGAAACCAAAGGATTATTCCCTTTGATTAGTTCGGTGCAAGCTGGACAATGGAGAGAGGCATGCGAACCCTACAACGTTAAAGACGCGCATATGCTGGCAACAACAGAGAAGGCCAGCGCGAGAGCGTTTTGGTTAACTGTTGAAGGTGATTCAATGACTGCGCCACCTGGTTCACCACTTAGTTTCCCTACTGGCGTTCGCATTCTAGTCGATCCAGAGATTGAAGCGGTAAATAAATCGTTGGTTGTTGCTAAATTGGATGATGTTAACGAAGCGACATTCAAGCAGCTTATTGTTGATGCGGGGCAGAAGTTCTTGAATCCGTTAAACCCAACATACCCCAAGTTGGCGATCAATGGGAACTGTCGCATTGTGGGTGTGGTAGTTGATGCGAAAATTAATGTAGGATTAATAAATTAATGAGTAAAGATACACGAAGTATTACGCTAAGAGCTTTCGCTATCAAAGAAAGTGACAGTTTATCTAAAAAAGAAAGCGTTCTTGAAAAGTTAAAACTTAAACTTGATGCTTCTAAATCATCTATTAATCGTTGTATGCTCTTAAATGAAAGTGACCCAAACAAAGAAAAAGATGTCATTTCTAACTTCGAAGTATCAACCACCCCAGAGAGCTTATTTTGCACAATGGTACGGATTGTTCCGGGGGAGGATGTTCAGCATGTAACCAGCGATCTTCTCAACAAAAAATCATTTACAATTGAAGAGTTAGAAAACGTTTATACCAGCAAGGCTGACAATAACATACCATCCGTTTGTAAAGAGCATTATTATTTTTCTATTGATAACAATCATATCGTTACCAATTTGAGATCAGGAAAAACTATTCGAGATCTCAAAGTTTACCTTGCTTGGTTCTTAGAAAACGATTTGTTTGAAGCGTATCCGATGACTGACAAACCAGAAGATATTGATCTTAAAGACATACGAAATATCACCTTTTCAGGGGAATCACTAAGCTACCACTCGCCTGAATCTCGCTCGAAAGTGGACTACAATAATGATACTGACCGCAAGTCAATTAAGCTAAATGATCTTGCTGGCGATTTGTTGTCTAAGCTTTTTTCCGATACTAAATCATTATCCCAACATGATATGGAAAGATACATATCAGCAGAACTAGTCATCAAGCTCAAAAAATTAAATCAAACCGAGCAAGAAGATTTTAACAAAACGATGGGAGCGCTCTTGGCTCCCGTCGCTGATTTGGATAATATCGCTATCAAACCCAAAAAAGGAAAAACCATTACAGGTCGAGCATTGGCTAAAGAAAAAGCGGTTGAGATCCCAATCACTAAGTCAGGTAAACTGGTTGAGCAAGCCTTAAGGCAGGAGATGAGTATGTTCATAACAGAGTTAAAAAATGCTTAAAAAGCATTTTTTTTTCATGATACTGATAGCCGCCGCTTCCAGTGCGGCTGGCTACTTCGGGCTCACTGTGCCTAAAGAGTTGTTATCAACCCTATTCACAGTGAATAGTATCATGTTCTCCCTTGGTCTTGGTCTCATTGTTAGTTTTAACATGAGCGGCATCAAGAACAAGGAGTACATCAAAATCATCAGGGCAAATATAATCACAGTAAAAAACACATTTATGCTGCTGTTTACTCTTTCTGTTTGCTTTTTCATTATAAATTCTGTCTATGACGTTCCAACTTGCACCTCTCTTTTTGAAGCAAAATTTTGCATCTCAATGCCGATCGCAACTCTCTTTGTGATTATTTATTCATCTATTTATTTTGTGATTAACTTTGTCGAAATACAAAAATTAAATGACAGCATCTTCGACAGGCTCCTTGATGAAGAATGAAGAATAACCTCCTCTCCCCAAACCGCCCATCGAGGCGGTTTTTTATTGCCTAAAATTTCCCACCCCGATCACAAAACTCATCCGACCACTAAAAATAATTCCGTTTTGTAATTTACAAATTTATTCCATTATGTAATATTAAACCCATCAACACGAAACACCGCTCTTTAACAACTTGAACCATGAACGACTAACCAGAATTATCTGGCTAGGTCACTCCGAGCAACCCAGTGACGGAGAACAGTAATTCACTGAAATAAACCTTGTGTACCGCTACGGATACCGGGTGTAGCTTCCTATAGATAACGGAACTGCATTTGCTGGAATGGCTTAACTGAGAGAATGACACGATAAGTACACAAGCGCCGCCTGTCTCGGCGGTATCACTTCGGTGATGAGGTAGAGGCTGATTTGGCTTTCTTACGAGAGCCATTTTGAAACTGGTTTGACAATGCAGACCAGTTTCAAATTTACGGATTAGTAGCTATTTACGATTGGGTTCAAGGGCAGTCATCATTGAATCGATAACCGACGGACTATCGAGCAATAATTGCTTTAGATCGCGAAATTCTTTTGTTTCATTAGCATGCCATGACTTGATTATTCCAAGCAAAGCATCCATGAGAAATGCTCTTTTTGCACTATCGTTTTCACAGAATTGATAGACCGAAATTATTCCACTATTGGTCATATCACTTAATACATTTCTGTGCTTCATAAATACCTCTTTTAAGGTTGGTTGTAGGAGGCTAAACCTTAAACCATGGCGGGGCATGGCTAAATATCCCCGACCAAATCCTCACATAACCATGACAACATTGTGGTTAATAAATCTGAAAGCTCACTTACTAGCTGGTTTTGTCATTTGATAACGACATAGAAAACCATCTGTTCATAGTCAAACTATGGGTGAAGCCAACACTTAAAAATAGAAACCTTACTCAGTGGGGTGTAAGTCTTGTAAACACCGTCCAAACCCTAAAGGTGTAGTCGATTGGCAGTCGGCTGAAAAAGAGCAAGCATCCCGACCTACCGAGGCCGATATCCAGCAGTGAGTGAGCTTTCAGATTCCAACCAACACACATGAGGTAAAACATGTTTGGACTTTTCAAGAAAAAGGCAGCCGCCGCAAAAGTAACCCTTCACAAAGTTGAAAACCGCGATTTGATGGAGGGCATCGTCGCTGGTGCCGTTCTTGTGGCATACGCTGATGGTGACTGTTCATCTGAAGAGTTAGCTAAGCTCCAAGGCATTATCGAATCAAACGATAATCTTAAACACTTCGGTTCTGAAATTGGCGTAACCATTGATAAGTACTCAGCGATGTACGAGTCAGGCAAGCGCCTAGCCAAAGTTAAGCTAATGAAGGAACTTGAAGACCTTCAAGCGGACGAGCAGCAAAAAGAAGAAGCCTTCATTATTGCAATCGAAATCGCAGATGCTGACGGCGATATCGACGAAGACGAACTGGCTATTTTGAAAGAAATCGGCAAAAAGCTAGGCCTGAACCCTGATACCTATATCTGATATGGGTAAGCAGCAACTAATGGCAAGCATGGCAGCATTTCTGTGTCTATTTGTTGTCGTGTTTGACTCAACAAGCCGAATTATTAGCTCGGTTGTTGAGGGCTCAATAATGCTGATTGTTCTTGTAATTCTTTGGCACATGGTTAAGAAAAAAGAATGAGTTAATACGGTGGCTCTCGTTACAGAGCCATTTTGGAAGCTCACTTGCCATAACCTCACGACGCGCCAGTCACGGTGAGTGGGTTTCCAAATTCCAACCTATTTGCAGCTTCAAGTTATCTTTTTCCGGATATATAAAATTTTAGCTTGTTGCTGCAAATCCCAACTATAGAGAAAAACATATGTGCAAACAGTGCATGAAAAAAATCAATGCGGTCGAACTTAAAGGCAACGGCTTTATTATCACTTTCGACGCTGCTCAAGTGACGAAGCCAAATAGTGATCACAAGCCAGAAATTGCGTTAGATAAAGGTAACAAGGAGCTCATCATTACTAACTTGCCCGACGATTTGATTGCTGACATCGAAAGGGTTAATGCTCAGCCAGAGCCAATGTCGCTATTTGATGTGTTGATTCTCGCAGCAGCAATTCGTCGATAAATAACAAATGGAACTGTGAAGGTTAGGATGACTCTTTTGATGTGCGTTTTTGAGGAAAGAGGTTTTTAGTTATTATTACTACTATACCAAACGCCTCAATCATAGTGCCCGTCATAAAGATATCGATTGTTAACTTTTCGAATCGAAGCCAGCCCAAGCCAACCGCGATGAAAATTAAATTCATAACGGCAAGTTGAGTGGCGAGAATGGATTTAAAGGCCTTGGCGTAAGACTCCTTTAGCTCTCGGTCTTTCTTTGAGTCATTAACCTGCTCTTGCTCCATTGCAGATAGTTGAGACAATGGAGCGTTTGGTCTAACTCGTCTTACACCTTCTGAAATGCTTGTTAGGCTATCGTTCGATGCGGTCTTTGGGTTGCTATGCATGACACTCAAAACCCAAATTGATTAGTCTATATTTTACCGCCTCAGGAGATACACCAAAGTAACTGGCTATATAAAACATACTATTATTCATGCGATATAGCTTTTTCACTTCATCCTCTGGCATTAGAAGATTGGCAGCAAACGAATTTGCAAACACCTCTTCCGATTGATCGCCTAAAGAAGAGCGGCTGTCTCTAAAGTCGATAAATTCATATTCATCAGTGTTTTTATCTGACTGTAAGCGCAATATGTAATGACCTAATTCATGAGCACAACTAAAGCGTTTTCGGTTGGGGCTATCTGTTTCCTCTAGCATGATATACGGGTCTTGCCCTCGGTTTTTAATCAGCGCACCAGAAACACTATCTGGTAGCGAAGCATCAAAAATCTGAACACCTAGCGAACGCCCAATAATTACTGGGTCAACGGGGAACGCTCCGCTCCAAAAATCACGCAAAACATTATTGGCTTCAACTGACGGATTTAGCATTTAGTCACTTTTCTGTTTTTTTTGAATACAACTAACTGAATTTATGCATTAAACCACAATGCAACGAATTATGAGCATTCAAAATCATTTCTTGCAAAAACATGACAAAAATCAGGGTCATTAAAGAGCGCACCCATTGCACCTCTCCCACTTAGCCTGTTCTGGCTTATGTGTGCTCTGTTTAATGTCTCTACTGAGGAAATGATTGTGGAACTACCATCCCAAGAATCCGCAGAGCAATTCTGGAACTCTGTAAAACAACTACCGCACGATCGAAAAATTATGACCGATTACTGCCGGAAGCATGGTTTCCGCAGTCCTGACTCGGTTAGTGAAAATTTCGAAATTGCATCTTCTATCAAAATTCAAGGCAGCTTAGCTGTATAAGGAACCAATAACATGGCTAAAAAATTCTTTATTGCCACCTGTGAGAAAAAAGTCTCAAAACACCCAGTGAAAGACGGAAAGGTCTTCACTGTTCCAGTTTCAGCCGACACTCAAATTGATGCACGAGAAAGCGCTAAAACTGAAATTATGCAGTTGGATGCCACATCATTTGAAGGTACCGATAGCGCTTATGATGATTGGTTTAAAAGACCTGCTTTAGAAAAAATTACAGAAGAAGTGTTCAACGCAGCCGTCCTTGAATTACAAGCAGCAGTGCCAACTAGCGACGAGTTACTGGAAGAAGGCGAACTTCAGCAAAACCTACCTGATACTCCTTACCCTATACTCGGTCAAGATGGTTTCTTTGATACGAAGGACTCTAAAGTCGAGGAATCCTCTTACATTTACAGCAGCGAAACAGACAACATGCAAGCTGCAAAAGTTTTCGTTTTGCGAGTTGGTCATAGCCAATACGCATACGGGTTCCGCTATAAGTTTGGCGATTTTGACAAACACGAGCGAATGAATCTCGACCGAATTGAAGAAAAACGGGACGATGCTGTTGATCAAGCAATTAGCCGCCTTGAGAGCTTCTTAGACTATCAAGACGAATTCGGGCAGAAGAACAAAAGCCGTTCATTTCAGCATTGATGAATCATGATTTTTATCGTGCATTCTTAGAGCCTAGCGAGTTATTCATTGAGACCGTATCAAAACACCCTAAAATTCAAGATGCTTTAGAGCAACACAGTGATTTCTATGAAGTGGTTGAAGGTCACTTCGCTGATATTTGGCCTTTAGACAAATCACCAGAACAAGCAATTGAACACGTTAACGCCATGCAGACTATTGGCGTTCTTTACGATTTAGAAGCGTTCACGGAGTGCTTTAAACCTTACCTCCCTGCCGTACTTACCGAGAAGACTAAGGAGTCGATGAAACATATTGAAGATGTTATCGACAAACCAGCAGCCAATGACTCAACTGTCGAACCTAAATGCTGGAAAGCCGCCCTGCCCGTAACCGATGAAATTCACGTTGTCATTGCTATTCGAGATTGCGGTGACGAGGGCTGGCAAAGTGCTTCTGAAGGTAACTTGAAATCCGAGCGAGTGTTTGGCGATGCCAACGACTTTAGCGGAGAGTTTGCTACAACAAGAAAAGAAGCAATCAAAATGGCAGGTCAGGCGGTCACCGATGCTTTGTACCAATACGATAGCTCACTAAGCTTAGCTAAAGTTTTCATGAAATCACCTTACATCCAAGATTTCGAAGAAAATTGCATTGAAGTAACGGCTAGTAAAGATGTTGAACAAAACGAGTGTTCTCCTATCGAAACCGTAATTCGCGAACGTCTAGCCCGTCGACCAACTGCGAACATGACCGAAGCTGAGGTAAAACTTGCTCTCGATTCAATCATGCCCCAGGTAACAGACCAAACCGACATCGAAGCACTTATTGAAGGCATTCGTGGTATTGAAAAATGTGGGATCTTGTTTAACGAAGATGATGCGGCACACTTGGTTGCCGGATGCACTGTGTCAACGAACAGCCAGCCGAAAGAGCCAACGCACAATCTGGACAATGAGCACGAATGCTTTATCGCAGAAATTCTGTCTCGCATCGGTGATGAAGGTTCGAGTTATCTAACATCCGAACAATACGAAGAAGCTGGAGAAAGACTCGCGACGGTAATTGATGAGCTAACCGATTGGCATGATGGCGAACGAGAGCATAACGGTAAGTACCTGACTTTCGTTAAAGACAAAACACTAGAAAATATTGCAGAGATTGATTTTGACGATCCAAATGAAGTAACAAAAACATTCTTAAATATTCGCAGTCTTCGAGCAGCCTTCCGTGAGAACATCGAGCTTATTGAAAACGATAAGCCAACATCTGAACAAGCCGATGAAACACAGAATCAAGAAGTTAAATACCCCGTTCTCTTGCAGGCTATTACTGAACGCTTGAAAGATGAAAGCCATGCGGTTGCGCCAGAACGAGCTTATACGCACCTTTTAAAGCGCATCACCGAAAACACCGATATTGACGCTTTATCTGAATACATCAAGCAGCTTAAAAATCCAGTGCTCATTTGGCATTCAACTGAGTCAGTTAATCTGGTAATGAAGTTTACCAATCAAGCCCAAAACGATGGTAACAATGAACCAATTGGTGGCAATAATGAACCAAAAGAGCCTCAGAATTCACCAAATCAAGAGAAAAATAAACCAAAAGTTACCAGTGACGGGCAAAAGGTTACCAAACAAGAACCTTTACCCCAACCTGCTAATGATGAGCTTATTGCCGATTCTGATAGCAATATTAACGGTACTGACGTTCCTCAAAATATTATAGAACAAGAACCAGCTAACGATCCTGAAATTCCAGATGTCAATTTGGACGAAAGCAATTCAAATATGGATATTTGGAATCAGTCATTTAAAACCGATTTGAATTTCACTAAGCAAGACCCATCGACAGGTCGGTTATCCATCAACGCCCAATACCGTCAAATGAAAGCTACAGAAATATTTGGTCCTCGTGGTAAAGGCTGGGGCGTCGATGTTAAACGAGAATGGCTTGAAGACGGCTTGCCAATTTTCGCCAACGGGACATACACCGGAGTAAACGAGTCCGTTCACAATATGGAAGTCGAACTTTGGTACATCGCCCCTGATAGTGGCGAGCGATGCACCGTTACGGCTTTTGGTGAAACTGAACGCTTCTATTGGTCACACAATTACAGCCGCATGATCAAGAACGGTGAATGTCGTAAAAAGTCACTAACCGATGCGACAGGTAAAGCACTTTCAATGTTAGGTATTTGTGGTGACGTATATATGGGTGAATACGATGATGAAAACATTATTAATCGTTCACAAATGACAAAGACCACTGACAATGCACTGAAAAAGCTTGAATTTGATGCGCAAGCCACACAGCAAGCGCTAGATAAGGCTAAGTCATACACTGACAAGTTCTCTACTGCCCCGTCACTGGCAGAAATCAAGCGACTTCAAAAGTTAGCTGAAACGGCTCTAGACGCAATCCCAACCTTTGATAATGCAAGCAAAGCCAAGAAAGACAAAGCGCTTTCTCGAATCGTGGAGCAAGCGGAATCAGCGATAAAAGACTTCAACTCTGACATTAAAGATAAGGATCAGGCAAATGGCTGATAAAACTGAAAGCATGAATGATATTAACCAGCAGGTCTTTGACCTGTTGGAACTAGCAAAACAAGAAGAATGGGACGAACAGACCATTGCGGATAACTTGGCTGGTATCGAGTGTTCTGTTGACGACAAGCTCATGGCCTACCGTCGATACATGGATAAGTTAGAAACAGCAGCGAAGTTGGCAGATGCAGAGAAAAAAGTATATGCCGACCAAGCAAAACCATACGGTGACCGCGCCAAGTCTTTAAAAGACGAACGCAGTCGAATGACTTATCCTCTGCTGAATCTATTCCACATGTTAAACGTGGAAAAAATGAAAGGTGCCTATGGTACCTTTTACATTAAAAATAATCCGGCCAAGCTTCGATATGAAGAAGCCAAACTTCCTGAAAAGTTCCTGATGCGCGAGGTTCGCTTCGTTCCTAACGAAGACGCCATTAAGAAAGCGCTAGATGATGGTGAAGAGCTGGATTTTGCTTGGTACGAAACTCAGCCTCAGCAAGTTGTATTGAGAAAGTAACAATGAAGCTATCCCAACTAAAAATAGAGCCTCGTTTGATCGAGGCTTTTATTTCCTACTTGAAGCGTAACGGCTATGAAGTCGTTACTTCAAAAAGCGAAACTCAACCTTACTGGCTCAATCACAAGGATTTCCCAAATCAATCTCATATCGTCGAATTAGATAAATTCGGTAACCTAATCGTTCCAGAAGGTCTACATAAAAGCGCGTTGGAGTTCTTGTGTGTGCCTACTACAAAATAATGCTCATGCTGTGGTGTATGGCATGGGCTTACATCATCACTCATGCAGAACCTCTCCTAATCGCCCTTGGGGTTCTGTGATACCAAATTTAGCATTGCCGGTTACTGCAGCAATGCCAGTTTGATACCAAATTGGTGTCCTCGAGTAATCCTGGCACCGCAATTTTGATACCAACGAGAAATTCTTATGAGTAACTCATACAAAGAAGACCTTCAAATCCGCTTGAAAAATGTCATTGCAGGAACATGTAACACTGTCGGCTGTGATAAATGCGATCTTAAATGGGATAGCGGATGTAGCGCCAACGACTTGCAAGGAAAACTAATGGATATCGATATCCAAGAAATGAACGCTAAGGAGTAATAATGGCTTTCACTCTACGAACTACTGATGAAGACGAAAAGGCACTTGATGCCGCGGCTAAATATTTCAAGTCAAGCAAGAAGCAGGACGTTGCCATTGGTTGTATTCATCTTGTCCCTACGCTGAAAAGCGACATTCGAAATTTGGAGAGAGAAGTTTACCGTCTTCAATGTATCGAGAAGGAATTTAACAACGTTAAAGGGATGCTTAAAAATTTAGTAAGTTAGGAGGCTTTATGCTTGTACCGATCGAAGAGTGGCAAAAAAACGTATTCGATCCGCCATTGACAAAACGTCAATTGCTCACTATTGCTAGTAGCGCTCAAATATCCCCTATCCCAGTAAAAGTTTGTGGAAAATGGAGGGTTGAACACGACGCTAAATACGTAGGAAGACTAGCAGCAAATGACGACTCATTAGACCCTGAATTGCAAAAGCTATTAAGCTAGGGAGGCTATATGGCTGCTCGACCACGTGCACACAATATCAAAATCCCAAACTTGTACATGAAGTTAGACAAGCGGAACGGGAAGACTTATTACACGTACCGAAATACGCTAACAGGAGTTAGCCACGGCTTAGGAACAGACAAAGCTAAAGCAGAAAAACTAGCGACCCAAGCCAATGCCCACATTCAAAAGCAGCGTATTGATCAGTTTAACCGTGTTCTTGACTTGGATCCCCAAGTGATAACCAAACGAGGGGTAATGATTGAAGACTTTGTTGGACGTTATATCAACATTCAACAATCAAGGCTTGATGATGGAGATATTAGCGAGCACACATTCAAGCAGCGCAAGTCCCATGTGACCATTTTTTCTGACCGATTCAAAAACACTCGCATTAAAGAAATCCAAACGCGAGATGTCGCATTGCTGATAGATGAATACAAAGCTGCTGGTAAAAATCGAATGGCACAAGCCCTGCGCTCTTCGTGGGTCGATTTGTTTAGGGAAGCTCAGCACCTTGGTGAAGTAGATAGCGGTTTTAACCCAGCTTTATCCACTCGCTCTCCGCGAGTTAAAATAAAGCGTTCTCGATTAACCGAATCGAACTTTACGAAAATTTTGAGTGTGGCCAGAAGCACTCAACCATCTTATATCTATCGAGCAATGAAAATTGCATTAACGACTGGATTGCGACGAGAAGATATCAGCTCGTTGCAATTTACTGACGTTCGAGATGATCACCTATTTGTCTCTATCCATAAAAGTGGTGGCAAGGTAAAACTGGCTTTTCCTTTGACATTAACTAACCCCCTACTAAGTCAGAGCCTAGGGGAAATAATTGCGGAATGCAGAAAGACAAAAGTAGTATCTAGATTTGTTATCCACCATTCCGACTACGCGCAAAACGTCAAAATTGGCGGCCAAGTCCAGCCTCACTCATTAACGAAACGCTTCGCTAAAATCAGAGATTTGGCTGGCATCGAGTGGAACGCTGAAACCCCACCTTCGTTTCATGAGTTACGCTCTTTAGCTGAGCGAACGTACGAAGCCTCAGGGGTAAATACTCAGACGTTACTAGGGCATAAGAACGCCAAAACGACAGCTAAGTATCATGATTTGCGAGGCGAGGATTACATTTTTATAACAGCGTAG